TACCTGGTTCTGGTTTGATTTCTATATCTTCAAAGCAAGTAGAACCACCAGTAAAATCATTATTCAGATAAAGCATCGCTGCAAATACATCTGGTTCATGCACATTATTATCATCAATATGGGGTTTCATAAATGTCCCTATTGGCCATCTAACCACTCCCACATATTGTAATTTTATATTGTCATCAAACGTTTTACATCTTGCAGTTACATCATTAATAACACTACTAAAAAGTTCATCCTTTGATTCAGTAAGATGAATAGGATCTACGTTACCACCAAGATATTTTGCACCATAGTTCTGATCAAACTTAAACTTTGGTATGTCTGGATTAGCAGTTAAACTTTCATTTGGATTTGAATGAGTTACTCTCTCAACAAAACTATCTTCTTTATCAAATAGATCTATAAAAGATTGGCACAGAGGAGGATCTAAAAATCCATCCTCAACATAAAGTAATTTCCTCATACAGTAACAATATTTGGAGGACCACTAAAGTTAGGATCTTTATAATCTTTGTCTGGATAATCTTCCCATCCATCCCCTTGATATTCAACAACCAACGGATTGCAATCTTTCCTCTCTGCATATACGTGGTAGAAACAATCTATTGGCATACCTCCATTAGCTTGAAGATATATCTTTTCATCATCCCATCTCTTGATAATAATATCTTGATGAGCACCTATTGGTTGAAGTTGAACAGTTATACTTTGAATGTGAACTAATCCTTTCCAATAGTTTGGTAAGAATATCTCCTTTCCTCTTCTCAATCTACCCCTAAAGTAAACTCCAACTTCTGGTCCCTCAATACATGCATAACGAAGACGATTTCCTTCCCCTTTAGTAGGGTGTTGCATATCAAATGGTTTTGGTGACGCATCTGCAGCAGCAAATCTGGCAGCAAGTCTTCCTTTATTACCCCCATCTATATCACCAGTAACAAATAAATCTCCTTCAATATAACAACTATTAATAGTTCCACCTCCTGTTACATATAAGGCATTATCAGTTTGATCATTACCTTGTATCTCTTGATTACCATTAAGATTGAAAGCCCAAGGAGTTCCATCATCTCCATTAACTCTAATATTACCTTCAGTCTGAAGACTTCTCTTTATGGCAGGAGTAAAACAATCCCTATCACGATTATAACATCTAGTCACCATGAAATTTGCTGGTGCAGCACCTGTTTTATCCTCTGAATCAGGATCTCCTCCTACAGCTCCAAGTTTAATCTTAGTTCCATCACCGATAACAAAAGGTCCTTGAGCAGAACCAGATCCATTAATTCTAAAATCACCTTCTTTAATAGGAGGGCATAATCCAGTACCAATTCTTATTTGTCCTCCAACAATACAATCATCCATTCCCCAAGCCATTTTTAAACCTCCTTATGTTGCTGAAGTTGAAACTTGATTATTTTCTTTATTATACTTATCACCACCTACGGATGTATCTTTTACAGAACATGCGTCAGTCACAGCCTTGATTAAGGAACCATATATTCTTAGACAAGTATTAGCTGATATATTCATAATACCAGTAGAAGTGATTTTTGTCATCACTTTGGAATCAAAAATAATCTTCTTGGTTTCATGTATAGTAAAAGTTTCTGTAGCAGTACACTTAATGTGTCCTTTAGCACCACCTTCACCGACAGCAATTAATTCTATATCAGTTCCCTGCAATCTAATTTTACCATTAGTGGCAGTTATACAAATATTACCATTAACTGCATTTAAAATCAAGGTGTCTTCAGGTTCAGTATTATCCTCTCCTGCTAGAACTTGAAAATTACCAGGACTTGTTGATGTTGTCCATCCTTTTCTTTGCCCGTCAATATCTAAAGAGAATTGATGACGACCATCAGGAGTATCCAACATACATCCCGAAGTGACATCACCTTTCTTATGAATATGTCCAAAACGAAGTGTCCCCTTATCATTACCATATTTTACAGCAGTATAATTTTGTTTTGCAGTTACAGTAGGATTAGGTTCCTTACCGAAAGACTGCATCTCCTGTGGACTAATAATACCATCACCATCAGCATCTTGGGGTTTTTTAGGAAGTCTAGTTAAGACTTGATTGGTTGCGGTTCCTTCTTTTGCCATGATTTTATATTAAATTGTTGGGAGTTCCTGGAATATCCAATCCTGGATTATTAGTTGCAACATCACTACCCTGTCTAAGAATTGCTGATGGAGGTGTAGTAACTGTAGCATCAATACTTTCCTGCATTGTATCATAAATCTGAACCAATTTACCTGGAGTTTCATACCATCCAGCATATCGAATACCATCTTTATAGAAGACAGAACCATAGTAAGGTTTACCATCATAGAATCCTGTGCGTTTCAATCCAACTAAATCAGTAACCTGTAATAATTTATTCTCATCAGGGAGACCAATCGGATCTCTAACTATTTCAAATCTAGGTATGAACTCAGCACCACCACCTGTAGGAACTTTAGGTGCAACTGATCTAACTCTTATTTGTGGCCAACTCGTATATCCATTAAGATTTCCATCTCCTGTTGGAATAGGAACGGCTTCTATTTGTCCAAAAGGTCCTAAATTTGGTGGAAAACATCTCTCTTCACCAGTTTCAGTATTTTTAATACATACAACATCTCCTTGTCCATAATTGATTCCACCACCATCTGTAGGAACAATTTCTTTAAGTTCTAAATTAACAGGATAAGAAGGAGCAGGATCACCAGGTTCAATAGGAGGAGTCCATCCATTTCCTGGATCAGAAACAACCACAGAAGTAACAATACCAACTCCAGTTATTTTTTTAGGGCAAGGAGGAGGAATAAGAATTGCAGAAACACCAATAGGATTAGTTGTCCATGCTTTACCTTGTGCCTTTCCTGTTCTTGGATCAACTTTTGCCACATCCATTTTCTTTGTAATCTTTACTGCAGCAACTGCAGGGTTTTGACTAAACGGAGCATTAAAATCTAAATTAGTTAAAGTTAATTCGATTGATCTCTTACCTTTAGGAGCATTAAATGAATGATACTCAATAGGTTTTAATGCTTTTCCATCATCTTTATTACCATAACGAGAACCAAGATCCGCTTTACAAATCTCAACTCCATCAAGTTTAACAATCAATTCATCATCAGCTTGTGCTTTTATTTCATAAGTTCCTGTCTCAGGAAAATCAACATTATCCCATGTCATAACCCAAGTTGTACCATTATGAGTCTCAATATACTCCTCATCAGTATTCCAAGTAGGAGTTATAAATGGACCAAATTCTCCATTTGCATATGTTGATAATGAAGGTCCACTATATGTCACTCCATCTTTTGCGGATCCACTTACAAGACCCTCACCATATACTGTCTCAATCTTCTTTGTTGATGGAACAGTAAACTTACATGTAGATCCATTAATATCATAGAATTTTCCAGCACTAGCAGAACAAACTAGATCATTATAATCCCCATCCTTATAATCTTCCATTCCCAATACTGCTTCCCCAAAAGTCTTCAAGTTTTCTTTTCCTTGAACAGAATTAACTTTAACAGTATAAACTTTTCCTGCTTCTACTTCCTTAGTAATATTTTCCTTAAGTTGTGGTGTCTTATATTCTCTTCCTACATCAAAAAGACCATCTATGTTAATAGAATTTCCATAATCAGAAGATGTGTTTACCTTAAATGTAACCTCAACACTATCAGATCCTCCTCCAACTGTTTTTTGTGTTTGAGTTTGTTTGGCCGCCCAATCTCCAGTGCTAAAAATCTTTTTATCAATCTTAGTATAATTAAATTGTTTATCATTCTCAACTTCAACTGTTATCTCATGATCACCACCTTGCAAATATTTCTTTGCCAAATTAGGTGATAGAGAAATAGAAGGACTAACTCTCTTTTTAGCAGTAGGTCCAAGAATTTCTTCACCATCAATTAATACTCTACCTTGATTGTCTACCGATCCTCTTAACCCATAATATCCCGAATAAGGAAGATTAATCTTCCAAGTATTTCTATATACAACCCCACTTCCATCCGTTCCTTTAAATCCTAATGGAGCAATAGGAGAAACAGCATATCGATTCATAAATTTTGCCCACGAATCTACCTTAACAGGATACCATTTAAGACTTCCATTGGGATGTCTAGTAGTCCAAATAGGATTATTAGGACATCTACCTTCTCCAGCAGGAGGTATCTCTTGTGGAATTGTTGGCATAGGAGCATCAATTGTCATTGCCACTCCCATCGGATTTTCATTCCAAGATTTGGCAGAAATAACTTCCACATCATCTATTACAAAAGCTGCTTTAATATCTACAGCAAGTGCCATTGGATTTCCCTTTGCCAATGGTTTACCTGGTATCTGTTCTAATTCTGCTTTTAATCGATAAGTACCTTGTCTAAAATATTGTGTATCAATTGATTTACCAGTCCCAGTTGATCCATCTCCACGAATTCTAAATCCCATCTTATACAAAACAATATCTTCTCTACCAGGATGACTAAATGTAAGATTTACATTATCATCAACCATTGTTTCGATAACATAATTTCCATCAGTAGGGAAATTAAGATTATCCCAAATAATTTCATGAATTCCTGCATAATCATCACTAGAAGCATTTGCATAATCAGGATAACCTCTAGTTTTATAACTAACAGTTTCAACTGAAGGAATTGGAGTAACACCAGTAATCTTTAAATTTCCATTTTCATCATATCCATTATCATAATCATCATCATAACCAATCGTTGTTTTATCAACACCTATTTTAGATCCAGCACCTCTACTAGCTCCAATAGTCTTAACCAAATATTTTTGACCTGCAGTAAAAGTTCCCGATCCTTTTTCATTAGCATATCTTCTATTAACATCTCTTTTTAAAATAATATCACCATCATCTGCTTTTATTTTAATCTCACTTAATGCCAAAGAAGATATTCCTGGTCTATCGTTTATATTCATCTCAAAGAAAACTTTAACCTTTCCAGTTCCACTTACTTTCATATAATTTTTACCATTTTCCCTCAAAAACTTAACAGTAGCTTTTGATTCTGTAAGAACCTCTTTTGTTCCTTGTTTATCTATTTTTCCCACCGCAGTAGGATCAAAGGGAAGAACACCAAATCGATTTATGAAATTAGAATCTCTACCTGCGCCTGGATTAATTTTCCACAAAGGTCTATTTGCTTTACTAATCCAATCAACTGTATTAAATACATATTTTCCTTTCTCACCAGTAGAAGTTGTTGAAGGTGCTGGTTTAGGTGGCGGATCAACTATGAATTTACAACTATCACCATTTATATCATAAAATCTACCAACACTGGATGAACATATTAAATCATTAAAATCACTATCCTTAGAATCTTCCATTCCAATAACAGATTCACCCAAAGTCTTTAATCTTGCCCTTCCTTGAATAGACTTAATTTTAACATTATAAATCTTTCCAAACTCGACAGTTTTTGTCATAGTTTCTTTAAGTTGTGGTGTCTTATATTCTCTTCCTACATCAAAAAGACCATCTATGTTAATAGAATTTCCATAATCAGAATCTGTAGTTACTTTAAATGTAACCTCATTAGTTGTATTGGAATTTGCAACAGGTAAATCTCTCTTAACTTTTTTATTTTCTTTAATCTGATGATTTAAAAGGGATATTGCTATCTTATGAACCCCCGTATTCATATGTTTAGAAAGTTCTAAAGGGTTAGATAAAACATTACCTGCAGCACCACCTTCTCCGATTCTAACATCAGTAAGAGGTTTATTATCAATATAAAGTCTTGCATCATTATCTGCCTGTACTCTAAATCTATACTCACCTTCCCAAGGAAAATCTTCTTCCCACTCAAAAGTATATGTCTTTCCTGCCATATCAGTTCCTTTACCATTTGATGGTGGAACTGGAGATATAGCATTATCATCCATAAAATCACGCCATGCATGATGAGTGACATTATATACTTTTCTAGTGGATTGATCGGGAGAAACTACCTTTAATGGAATCTCTTTTCGAGTAGTCCACCATTTTAAAATTCTATTTGTATTTCTATCTAAACGAGATCCATCCTTTAAAGATGCTAAAAGTTCTTGATATTTTTCTATCTGAAGAGCAATAGGATCTTTAGATTTTCCAATATACAATGAAGGATCAAAATCACCTAACTCCTCACCATCAGTTCCATATCTTTTTCCTGCTGGTATGTTAGCCAACTCAGGAATACATCTATCTAAGATATATTCTTCAAAATCTTCTTCCTGATCATATTCCTCAATATAATAATCAGTATTACCTGCACCCGCTGTTTTAATAAATGCTTGAACAGCAGCACCCGATCCTATTCCTCTATCATCACTTATATCTACAAGAGGTGGATATTGATATCCAAATCCTCCATGCACCACATCAACAGCCATTAATGACCCATCTTTACCAACAATAGGATTAGCTTGAACTCCTACTCCTCCACCACCAAAAAAATTAACTCTTGTTGTATCCTTATCTAATTTTACACCATTCCTCATTTCAATGAACTGACTACTTCCTCCAATATCTGGTGTAGGAAGTCCTAATGTTTGATCAAGACTCTTTGTTGTATCTCCTTCCCCATTTAAACCTACAATACCTCCACAAGCACCACCTTCTCCAGCATTTTTAACTGGTAACATATCAGAAGGTTGTAATCTATTAACTTGATTAATGTTTAAATATTGAACCTTCTCTCTATTTCTAAAAATAAAAATAGTTCCTGGATTTAATTTAGCGTACTGATTTGCATCATGAACGCCCACGCGATCAACAAAACCCCTGTCGGTTGAGATATAACCGACTCGGATGTCACATTTAGTTGCTGGTCCAAAAAGATCGAAAGACATATATTAGTTCTTTATAACATTTATTTATTAGAACATATTAAACTCAGATTCATCAGCAACAGCCTCATCAATCTCATCTTGAGTAAAAGAAGCTTCTACTCCACCACTTTGAGTCAAATCAACATCTGGAGTATTCTTAGTGGGTTCACTAAATGCTGTTTGTGCTTCTCTCTTAATATATTCAGCACCTTGTCCAAGTGCAGCAATCTTATTAATATGTTTGCCAGCAGCTTTATCAACTGCATTTGTACTTGGTAAACTGGTTTGTTTTTGTCCAGCTCCACCACTACACAACGTATAGAAGTCAGAGACAGCTTCGTTCGGTTTCTCCTCAAAAGGAAAAACATTCATTTTAATATTTTCAAAACTAAGAGCAGATGTAAGACTTCCTTTAATACTTCCCAACTTATTAAACATATTAGTTGAAGATCCACTCAATCCTGCCATACCAGAAAAAGCATCTCTTAAAAATCCATCCACACCAGAAATTAAATTATTACTAGTTTCTTCCATCGTTGTCTTATTCACAGCCAAAACAGTAGCTATCATATCCTCAGAAGTACACATTGGAACTTTAGGAACTCCTTTTGGTTTTTCACCATCACCACCTGATGAAGTATCATTTGCTGCCATAGACATGAATTGATCTTTCAAACTATCAATATTCAATACCTTTCTAATAATTCCTTCCATCAATCCTGATTGTCCATTCGTCATTCCATTATAACTTGATAAAAGATTCTGAGATATACCATCCTTTACCTCTAAGAAATTCATTCTTTCCATAGCAGGTAAAGCAGATACTGCCTTAGTCATTTCTTTATTCAATGCCTTCTCACTATATTCCATACACTTATCCATCACAATCTTCATATATTTTGATTGTCTCTTAGATGAATCAGCAATCATCTTTTCCAAATCTCTAAGTCCATCTGTCATTGATGCTGCATCAGTATAACTCTGCAATGCATTCATTGATTTATCAATATTCTGCACCAAATTATCCATGTCTGTCTGCATTGCTTTATTTGCAGACTCAACTATATTATCTGGTTTTAATAATACTCTCTTCTCACAATACACCTTATCTCTTTTTACATCAGCAATACTCTGCCTCATGGTAGCTTCAGATTCCATGTAAGGTTGACCAGTTGATTCTGATCTTGGAGAATTTGCTTCTTTAACTCTACCAGCAACTCCTGCTTGGACTCTTTTCTTAATTAATTGATCAGTCTCTTCTCTAGATAAATTTCTTTCTTCAGCTTCAGCTCTTGCACTATCAATATCTTTTTGTTGTGCTGGTGTTATATTTTTATTTGCAGGTAATCCAAACTTATTAAGTGCTGTGCCAGGAGTAGGTTTTGCTCTTTCTTTTTCATTCTCCTTACTAGTGGGTTTCTCCGTCTTCATATTACCATCATACTTACTAGGAGTAGAAGATCCTGGATAATCTTCTCTTCCTTGAGAATATCCACTAACACATACAGTTTCTCCTGATGTGGTGTTATCAACTCTATTATTACCAATTTCAGTTGCTACATCAGTTTGAGAATTATTTCCCAAACAACCCATAATTATTGGTTGTTGTCTAGCAGTGCCATCTAAGAAAAATCCAAAGACAATATTACCTTGTCTGATCATTGGGGTTTGACCAGAATTAGTTAAATAAGATCCTGCAGTAACAGGATACATTACATTTGCCCAAGGTAAATTTTTAGATTTAATACTACCTTCACCCAAATCATGAAGACCAAAAATCCTTACCTTATAACGAAAACCCCAACCAGGAATACTTTCGGCACTTTCAAATTTTCCAGACAATACATTATCACGCCAAAAAGAATCATCGGCGACCTGTCCGATCCACCAAAGAAAATCTTGGCCTATAAAACCTTTATTAAATAACTGACCTCCTACCATAGTTTAATCATCGTAAACCCTACACTCGAATGAATCAGGATGGTTATCACAATACACCTCTAAGTGCTGATCCTCATGTCGTGTGTGCCAATCATTGATCTTAGCACCACCAGGATTCTCTTCATTCTCTTCATGATCATGGAATGCATCATTGTGCATTTCTAAATCTTTTTCACTATATTCAATCATACCATGATTGACATGTTCTTTATGATCCTTTGGATCAATATAAGATTCATGATTTAAATCGTGTTCTGGAACTTTAGTAGTCATAAGATTAACCCCATATATTGATATTTATTATAGCACATTATAAAAAATTACCTCCACTAGATCTTGGAACTCTAATACCATTAAAGTCTTCTGTTCCACCTTTTTTATCTTTAGTGGGATTTCCTGTTCGACCAAAGGAATCTCTTACTAAAACTAATTTAGTATAAGTATCTCTAGCAGTAATATAATGACACAAATCAGTAATTAAATACTTACCACCATCTAGTTTACTGACATCATCACCACACGCTTTACCTTGTGGTGCATCAGTTTGGGGAATATCCATATAAACAGAATCTCCAGCATGTAGAGAAAAATCACCAGGAATTACAATCGTTATTTCAGCAGCAAATAATTGATTATATCTCATCTTTGCTTGATTAAAAATTTGAGCAGAGTCAAAATTATTCTCATCAGCCTCAGATAATTGTTGTTCAACTTCACCCATATTTTTTTGTCCACATGTATCTAATTGCCATGAAACATAAGAATATTCACTATCTGCTTCTTCCTTATTAAATTCTTTATTTAAGGGAGGTAATGACTCACCAGCTGATTTTATAGACTCACCTTTTGCAAATTGTTCAGAATCATTTAATTGATTCGTTATCGTACCATTAAAAGGATTAATTAAAAAAGACTTAGTAGAATATGCACCCATCATCAATTTTTTATTTACATCTACTTTATTATTAGTTTCCATCTTTAAAGCTTTTACATCATATCCTTTAGGAGGATCTCCCGTGCTTTCATTATAAAGAACAGATATTTTATGCCCTTGTGACATCAAAGTATCAATAGATTTAAAATGATATGAATTAGAAGTCTCCCAAAAGAAATAACCAGCAGTCTCTCCTAGAGTGCCTGTATCCTTAGATACTGATTTTGTTGCCAAATCATTTAAGCAGTAAATAGGTTTGGAATTATTACCAATATAATCCAAAGTATTACTAGTTTGTTCTATATCCAATTTTTTTTCAGTTTTCATCACCTCTTCTAATATGTTTTTAGCATGATCTGATACTTGCCCACTCATACATTTTTTAACCCTTTGTCCTCCTTTATTATTAAGAATAAATCCTAAAGGAGCTAAATCTAACATATAAGACTTGTCTGTAGTTTCGCTTCCTGTAGGTAAAGGAGTTAATTTATTCACATATAAACTATTATTCTTTTGATTCCCAAAATCTAAAGTATTACCATTATTATCAGTAAATTTTAAATAAACTTTTTCACTTCCAGTAATAGGCAATCCCTCAACAGCACTTACCTTCTTTTTGGATGGTCTTCTTCCTCTCTTAGTTTGTTTAGTAGATTTTAAGGTATTACCAGCATCAGTAAAAGTCACAGAAGCTCTTATGCTATCTGATAGTATACTTTCCCAGTATAAAACACGAACAGTTCCACCAAGAACACTTACACTCTCATTAGATTGATTGGAAAAAATATCCAACCTCTGTAGAAGAGATGGAGTTGCCGCCATTGCTTGCGGTTGTCTATTTTTGTTTCCTTGTCCTGCCATAGTTATCTTCCCTTACTTATATTTAACCCCTATACAAACTCGCAGTAGCATCAGATCCTGATCCTCCACCAGTATCGACAGCTACAACTTTACTTTCCTCTGTGGGTTGAGATGTCATAGATGGATTATCTTTGGTTTTTACAACAATTATTTCTTTATCAGATCCTTCTT